GATATACGAGGCCTTCGCCATAGGGACCTCCTTGGCTTTGGCTTTGCGGGCCCGCCCCGCGCGCGCTGTTCTTCGGGAGTCCATCATGCCAGCCGTAAGGCCCAACCACCAACCACCGGCGACCAACCACCGCACTATCAGGCGCCCGCTGAATCCGCGGCGGGTCGATGTTTGCGCACGTACGCGCGGAGAACGTCGGAGCACTCCTTGCACAGCATCGTGTTCGCGCTGATGGTGCGTTCGCAGGGCATCTCGATTCCGGCGCCTAGGCCGGGCAGATTCAAGCCGGGGCAGCGTTTCGAACCTTCGCGGCGCATGGCTTTCAGCCGGGTACGCGCCTGGTCCATGAGGTATCCGTGGCGGCTCATTTCGGGTTCGCGCCCGTAAGGCGATCTTCGGCTTGCCGGTGCAGCTCGATGAGCGCCTGCGCAATCGCCTCGATGGATTGTTCGAACAAGTCGAGCGAAAGATTCTGGTAATCGTCCACCAGGGCAAAGTGAATGTGCAGCAGCTCGTGGACCAGGGTGGCTTCGATATCCTGTACGTCGTCCCAGCGGGGATTTGGCGAATAATCCAGAGGATCGAGGATGCTCACGCGCGCCTGGCGCAAGCGGCGCATCCAACTGCAGCCGCCCTGCTTGTTGTCGTCCATATCGAAGGCGCGTCTGTAGCGCGCTTCGATATCCCAGTCCTGCAGGCGCAGGATGGCCTGCCACTTGACGACGAGCTGGGCCAGGTCGGGCTTCGGTTTGCCTATTTCGTGCATGGGGGTGGCCACGTCGTGCTTTCCGCCGGCTTCTGGTGAACCCGCGGCGCGCCGCTCGGTGCGTGATCCGGAAACGGTGCCGGGCCCGTCACCGTGGTGCCATCGGCATAAAGAGCCGTACCGCTGCCGACAACTCCGACGCACGTTGCCACCACCTTCGGGTCGCACACATGCGGATGCCATTCCGTGTTCGGATAGATCGGACCATCCGGATAGGTGAAAGCGTTGCCCCCGAATTCGCGGCCCATCTTGCAGATAAGCACGCGGCAATTCTCACACTGGTGCGGACCGTAATAGATGATTCGCGAACTGCGAAACGTCAGGTGATTCATTTGTTTTTCCTTGCGTAAGTAGATAAGATCGGGAAAATGCTGCGCGACTGCCAGCAGTGCCGCAAGCGTTACGACGATGCGGAATGCTACACCTTTTGCCCGCACGCCCGCTTTATCACCGCCGAAGATCGGGGCCGGAAGGACCTCGCCTTTACCTTGATCGGCAAGCCACTATGTTTTGCCCATCAACCCAATGGCGAGAAGGTCTTCGTCGAATCCATCGGGCACGATGGCATGGTCACACTCAAAGGCTGGACCGGCGAGTTTGCACCGCATCTGTTCGTCCTCGCGGCGTGACCAGCACCCAGCACCCAGAACCCAGCACCCGTTCTTCAGGCCATCCATCCGCGCTCGCTGTAAGTAGGGCTGGCCGGGCGGGGCGGGCGTGAAGGCTTCACGATCATGGATGTGACGCGCGAGTCCAGATAGCGGCTCGCGTCCATGATGTGATCGTCTTTTTTGACTACCTTGGACGAGATGCCGAACACCGTCTCGATCGACATGCGGTGATAGCGCAAAAACTCTTTCTGCCAGCGGGGGAGCGTGCGGAACACTTTCAGCCGCCCGGACTGCATTCTCTCCAGCATGTGCCGCAGCCCGGCTTCGACGGCGTTGTCGGCGAGCGAGAGATTCAGGCGATGTTCCAGTTTATAAATCCGGTAGAGCTTGTGGCCGTCCACCTGGCTCGATCCCAAAGCGGCCGGATCCACAAATCCCGGTATCCAGGCATCCCGGCTGTCCCGCCCCTTGATGGCGAAAGCATGCAATGCCGGATTGTACTCTTCGGAATAATATTCCCGGTAGAGATACAGAATGTCGTTGGGCTTGTCGTGCGCGCCCCACACGACGGCCGTCTTGCCTACGTCCATGCCGAAGCCGCGCGGCCAGTGGGAAGGGATATCGAACGGATCGACCAGCAGGTTGTCGAGGTCGACCGGGTAGATGGCGCCTTCGCCCTGCCCTGGCTCGCCCAGCTCGCGGGTCTTCAATAAATGCGGCTGGCTGGCGTATTTGCGCCGCATCTCGGCTTTGATTTCTTCCGTCAAGTGGGGTGCGTCGTTCCAGCCGATCTTGATGTGGAACTTGGAAGGGTCCTCGCTCTCGAGGAAACTCTTTACGACTTCGCTGTAGCCCTTCAACGGCGTGAAGGTGACCAGCATCAACCCGTTCGGCTCGCCCGGCTTGACGGCCATGAGCCGGATGCCGCATTCGTCGTAGACATCCGCGGGCGGTTCTTCATCGAGCCAGATCAGGTCTTTCTCGGTGCCTTCGAACGAGTCCCGGTCCTTGCCGTAAGACTTGAAGCCGAGTGTCGACGGCCGGCCGGAGACATGCTGAATCCAAGCCGTATCGATCGCATCGGAGATTCCCGACTTGGGGCTGGTGTCAATGATGGCCGCGCGCGGGACCAGGCCCGTACCCAAACCGAGTACCGTGGTCTTATCCTCGCCCGGCAGCCGCGATAACTTCCCCAGCAGCTTGCCCTGCACGATATCGCGGGTGGTTTCGGCGGTCTTGCCGGCCGCCCATACCTGAATGGGACGGTTGAATCTGCGCCCCTTCCACCAGTCCGGATACATCCCGGTAAGGTGTAGGGTGACCTCGTAGGCGCCTATGCCCTCAGTTTTTCCGGTGCGATTTCCCGCTATGGCGAGGCGTTCGTTATGCACCGCTCCCGCCGCAAAGAGCTCAAGGTGCTTCGGGTACAGCTCCCGGCGCAGCGGGCCCGTCTCCGGGTAGAACTGGTCGATCCGGTTGTGCAGTCTCCGGCGCCGTAGTAATTCCTCGGAGGCCTCCGCGGGCGATACGCTCAAGCTGCTCATCGGTCAACGACGCAACGCCCATGCCCACATGCCCGGTGTGCTCGATCTTGCGCTTGCCCCAGGTCTCCGGCAGTTTGGTTTCGAGCATGCGGAGCATGGTGCGCTCGGAATGCTTGCGCTTGTACCCAACCAGGATGCCGCCCTGATAAACCGGCTCGTCCCAGCCGTCCATGGCGCGCTCGCAGGCCCAATCCTCCAGCGATTCGACGCCCAGCCGGTAAGCCTCTTCAAACGCCTCGGCGTACACCGCATCGCATTTCATGCGCGCGCTATGCCGGCGCCGGATGGTGCGGGTAATCCGCTCGATCTCTCGAGAGCGGCGTTCCCGCCGTTCCTGCTCTGCGGCCGCGGCGGCTTTCCGGTCCGCGCCGCGCAGGTTGGCCCAGGTAACGGCGGGCGGTACGCACTCTACGGATTCTCCCCGGTAGAGCACTTCCGCCGCGGCGCGGGCGGCCTGGGTGATGTTCGGCCGTACGCTGATAGCCGCCAGGAAGGCGCGCACGCCTGGAGGAAACGACGGCGGATCCGGCAGGATGTGTATTTCCGCGCCGGCCGCCGCGGGTGTCCCGGTCACTTATGCGGGGCGTTCTGCATCTGCTGCTGCATCTGCCCGTTCTGTTGCTGCATGATCTGCGCGCCCACCGCCGCGAGCGAGAGGATGGCCACGATGGCCGCCAGCAGCGCGCTCATCAGCCACGTCCGCACGCCGTCGATCTTCTCTTCGAGGCGCTGCAGCGTGCCGTTCTGGCGCGCCTGCCAGCCCTGCAGATTCGTAATCGCCTCCGCGTGGGTGGCGACTTCCTCCGCCTTCGGGCAACTGTTCAAACACGGTTCCATTTCAGAATCCCCCGCCGATGACGGCCCGCCCCACAATGAGGATCGGGATGATTTTATAGGCGAGCAGAGCAATCACGCCGGCGGCGATCAGTAATTTCCAGCGTGTCTTCATGTCCACTTACCTGCTATCGTCAGCGTATGAGCCCAGCAGCAATCAACTACCCGGCCCCCATGTCCGCGATTCAGCTATTTGCGAATCATCAGGGGATGAGCTTGGCAGCCGCGCAAGCCGCCGCTCTGCCCGTGGGACCGTTTGACCCCACTCGCCCGCTCAAATATTGGTTCGATCCGAATGGCGGAGAAATGTACAACGTCTTCCAGGAAGACGCGCCGGGCTACGTGGGCACCATGATGGTTCCGTCCGCGCAGTCCTCTACGCTGAATATACCGGGCAGCTTCGTGTATCCGGCTTATGCGCCGGCGCCGTGCATTGTCACCATGCTGGGACCCTATGGGCCAACCAGTACCGGCGATCTGTCGAACTCGGTCTGCTTGCAAGCCTATGCGCAGGCGATCCTCGATGAGATCGCATTTCTCTATCCGGGTAAGACCCTGAAACTGCAGCAGGGCATGACGGGCATATTCCAGTACCTATACCCGGACATGCGCCGCCAGTGGGATATCGTCGATCAGGACGGCGCTATCGTCATCTCGAACGTGCAGGCGTTGATCGCTCTCCAGAATTCCGGAGGCATGAATGCGCCGGGTGCCTGGGCGACTACCCTGTCGGGAGGCCTGCCGGTCTGGATCGTTACCCCGCAGGTGATCAATCCGCCTGCAGGCGCTGTGATATTGCCGGTACCGATCCGCGCCTTGCTTCCTGGAGAAGCTATCGTGCCGGTAACCAACAATCCGTTTCAGGCGGGATCGTTTGAAGTGGTCAACGGCGCCATCCAGATTGCGGCCGTAAAAGCAGCTATTGCGCAGGAGACGGCATTACTCGCACAGCTCGAAGCTCAGTTCCCAGGGGCTGCATAAGGACGGCCGTGACCGTACACGATCTGGTCTTGGCCTTAGCCGAGTATGCCGCGAAGACACCGGATGCCAGCGTGGTCTTCGAGGATGACGAAGCACCCGGATGGGCGAATCAGTATCCCGACGTCACCACGATAAGGCGATTGCCGGATGGCCGCGTCGTGATCGGCTAATTTTCTGGGGCCGAAGGCGGACGCGCCGCGCCGAAAGGATTGTAGGCCCCGGCCCTACTTCGTAAAGATCAGCACCGCTGCGGACTGCTTGGCGGCCGACGCTGATTTCAATTCCCCGATCAGTCCTTTGATCACTGGAATATCTTCTTCAGCGGCCTGCAAAATCAAGGCGATGAGGTTAACGATAAGCGTGGCGTTCATTTTCTTTCCTTTACTTCCATCCGGCTAAACGATCAGCCCGTGTCTCACGCTGGGTAGTTCTCAAATACCTCATGGTGTTGCGCACGTCGGAGTGTCCCAGGTGGTCCTGCATCTCGATCACGTTGCCGTCGAGCAATTTGGCTAAATGCGTAGCGCAGGAATGCTTCAGCGCATGCGGATGCGCCTTGTCTTTCGGAATGCCGGCCAGCGTGCAGTACCGGCGAAACAGCACTTCCACCATGTCAACTGAAATGGGATGACGCTGTTGCCGCGTGGGAAACAACGGCCCTGGCAGACTGCCGCGCACTCTGAGCCACGCTTTCATGGCCGCGGCTTCCGCATCGATGAGCGTGTGCTCCGCGGTGATCGATCCCTTGCAGCGCTTGACCAACAGGCGCGGCCGTCCCGGGCCCGGGCGGTAATCGCTCAACGCCAGTCTGCCGGGTTCGGAAGCCCGCAACCCGCGGTGATACATCAACCGGAAAATGGCGCGGTCGCGTATGTCCCGGATCACGCGGAAGAAAGCCTCGATCTCCTGCTCGGTCAGGTACGTGGGTTCTTTATTGCGCTTGCGCTTTGGGGAAGGTGCTGGAGCCGCGGGTGCTACAGTTTCCAGCATGGCAGGCAAGTTTACGGCCGGACGGATAGTGCGGCTCCTCAGCGGAGGCCCAGATATGACTGTCGTGGAAAATACTGCCGAAGGCGTCCAGTGCGCCTGGTTTCAGCAGTTCAGCGACGCGACCTGGGCGGCGGCGCCGAATTTCGCATGCTTTCCAGGGGAAGCTTTGGCACTGAGCTCTTCGACGACGTGGGAAGTTAGGGTAACGGGGTCGGACGTAAATGGCGGGGGATTCGTCTCCACTGCTTTAGAAGTCATGCCAGCCGTTTAAGACACTGCTGCGGACTGCGGACGGTCCGCAGTGAACCAGCACCCAGCACCCAGCACCCAGCACCTAGCACCTGCCGCTAAGCCGCTTTCCGTAATTCCAGCCAGTCCGCGTCGACCTCGGCCGAAACCGACTGCGCGATGAGATTGCAGGACACCACCACGCGATCGACGCCTTTGACGCGCGTGATCACGCCATAGACGCCGGCGAGCGGACCGCGGCGGATATAGACGGGTTGCCCGGCGGTGAAGAACGCGCAGGGTTCCGCGGCGGGGGACGCGGCCATGATGCGCACGGAGTTGATTTCAGAATCCGGAATTTCCACGGGATGATCGCCGAAGCCTACGACTCGAATCAGGTGCGGAGCGTACAGCCGGTGGCCGTCGGCGAGTGACGCAAAGAGATAGCCGGGGAACAGCGCGCGCAAGACCGTTTCCTGCCGGCGCGCATGCTTGATCTTGACCTGGCGCGACGGCCAGTAATGCTCTACGCCGTCGAGCGCGAGACGCGCAGCCACTCTCTCCTCGAAAGTCGTATGGGTCTGTAGCGCGTACCACGGCATGGGTCGGCTCCTCGAAAACTAAGTAACCGGGGTCGAATTTTCGGCCGAATTTTCGACCGTCGAATTTTCGGCCGAATTTTCGACCGTTTTGTCCGGCGGATTGTCTGCCTCTTTGTGCGGCAGCTTGTCCGGGTTCAGAGCGGTGTAAAATTGGCGGTCATGGTGCGGACCGCGCGGAAGCGCCGCAATTTCACGGTGCTTAAAGTCCAGCGGGTATGCGCCATGATTTCCTTGTCGCGGTACCCCGCCATGGTCATGCGCACTACGATCTGTTTGCCCGGAGAGAGCCGGTCTATGCGCCGGCGTAAGTCCCGGCAGCGCTCGGCGTCCATCAACAATCGTTCGGGGTCGGGGGCGTCCGCGCGGAGAAAACAATCGGGCAAGCTATCGATCCGCACCTTGATCGCGTGCGCTTCCAGTCCGCGCCGGCGGGTGAGCATGACGTTGCGCAGCGTGAGCCAGGCATAAGTGCGCAGGTGCTTCGGTTCGCGCAGCCGGCCTTGACGCAGGGCCTGCAGCACCAGGATGTAGGCGTCGTGGATCGAATCTTCCGCATCCCGCAGATCGCCGTACAGGGCGCCGCGCGCCATGCGCAGGTCGAAGATCTTGTACAGTTCCTCGGCCGCGGATTCGTCGCCGGCCTGGATGCCGGTGACTATCGCCTCGCTGGTCATGCACGCGCCAGGGGTGACGATCTGGTGACGTGGGTCCTGTAGTATTGCGGATCCGCGAGCTTCTCGTCGAAAATACGATTCCAGCGTTCGTCGTCCAGATCCTTTGCCGTCGGCTTCCGGCGGGACATCTCGCGTGAAACCACCGTGGCGCGGTCTTTGAGTATGGCGCGCCGGCCGGCCTGTTCGCGCGCGTTGGCTTTGGCGAGTCTCTGCTCCAGTTCCTGGTGCAATCTCTGCTCCAGTTCCTGGTGCAGCTTCCGGCGGAGTACACGGACGTCGCAGAAATCGCCGGCCAGGAAAGCCAGGGCCAAGCCCACCCGCGTGCGCTTCCCGGTATGCCGGGGGATGCGCGAGAGGTAGACCTTCACCGTCCCGTCGGAAATGCCCATGGCCAGCGCAATCTCTTTGTTGGTGAGGCCGCCTGAAAGAAGCTCCACCATCTGGTATTGCCGCGGCGTGAGGGAGATCTCATCGCCGCGCAGAACCGGCGGATACTCGAGTGGAATGTCGCCTGTGGGCTCGTGGTCGTTCATGGTGCCCTATATCCTCGCATGGCCTTCGGCCGGGAAGGGTGAAAAGAGACGGGTGCTGGGTTCTGGGTGCTGGGTTCTGGATGGCGTGCTGCGGTCCGTCCGCAGTCCGCACCAGCACCTAGAACCCGAAACCCAGCACCCGCCTCGTCACGCCACTTTCCGGCTGGCAAACTGCTTCCGGATATGCCGCTGGAAATGCCTGCCCAGCGATCCGGCGCTCAACAATGCCGCATGTTCCGCGGGCGGCACTCCGTCATAATCGTGCGTTCCGCCGTTGCGGAACTCCAGGCGCAAAGTCTGGCTCGCGGGATCGTAACCCACACTCGATAGACATTCGGACTGGACCGGCTGCATTTCCATTTTTGCCCAGCACCCAGAACCCAGGACCCAGCACCCGGTTTTCAGGCCGCCTTCTGCTCCTTGGCCTTGGCGAGGGCCGTCACCACGAAGTCACGCGAACCGCCGCGCACCTCGGGCACGTGCTTCGTCACAAAAGCCTTGCCCAATTCCTGTTTTAATTGGCCGAGAGTAGTACCGAATATATCGAGGGGATCTTTCTTCAGGCGCTTGAGTGCGCGCCAGGCGTTCTTCTTGACGGCCAGGGTGATGGGGTGCTGCAATTCCCGCTGGGTGACCACGAGCTGGTAGGCGCGGCCGTCTTCGATCTTTTGCTGATCGGCGGCCAGGTCGGCATACCTGCGCTGTAACTCCATTAGAGCCAGCGCGCGGCGGGCGGCGTGCGGATTGACTTGCGGAACGAACAGCTTGAACTGGCGGTCGGCTTCGCCGAATTCGTCGATGAGAGATTGAATATCCAGCGCGGAAAGCGCTGTTTCTGGATTGGAGGGCGTCCGGGTGGCAGCCATCGGTTTCTCTAGACTCGATAATATCTTTAAGCAATCTTTCGCGATATCCGTAATTTTTATTACAATGCCAGCAGTAGAAGGTATCGATTACACCGTTTTGCGTAATAGGGAACTTGCCCCAGATCACGGGAGATCGCGTCCGACTGTCGGTCCGGGAGTGCCAGGTCGTCCGCTTGCTCAAGCGTGGCCTGCCGCATAAGGAAATCGCGGCCCGGCTGCTGACCAGGCGCGGGAATCCCATGTCACTCGCCACCGAGACGGCCATCCTGAGCCGGGTACGGTTGTGTCTCGGCCTCTCGACGGTGGCGGATATCGTGCGCTGGGCCTGCACCCATCCCGGCGCCGTGCACGGCGAACTCGTCCCGCGCGACTTACACCCCGACGATTGTCCCTGCGAAGCTCCCTTCTGCACCGACCGGCGCTGGGATGTTGCGCGCGAACATCCTGGGAATGGGAATGGCGCGTCTAAACAACAATG